AATCATATTACTACACCTAATATAATGTTAGTGGATGCTTTATATGTATCGTTAGCAGTTCCATTAATATTTGCGCCGCTAATTATAGAAGACTGCTTTTACTTAGATGGAGCACTTATTCATGGTTGTCCTATAAACAATTGTATTGCAGAAAAACTATGTGATCATAGTGAAATTTTATGCTTTATAAATGATAAAACTAATCCGATTGACTTATCTAATCCTTATCATAACACTAATAGTGCTAGCACTGTTAGCGCTAGCGCTAGCACTGTTACCACTAATATTAATTTTTTTAAATATTTTTATTTATTGTTTAATACATGGTTTATGAACATATTAAACATAGAAAATGAAATAATTGTTCATATAAAAAATAGTATAAATGTTGCTTTAACTCACAATGGTTCAAATTTTAAATATTGGAATTATATTTTTAATACGGATAGTGAAAGAGATTATTTAATAAATTTGGGCACACTGCAAGCTAAAAAGTTTATTAGCAATTTAGAATTAGAAAATGACCCTGTTAGCACTAATCAAACACAAGTTGAAACAGAAGCTGTTAATAAATTAGTAACTAGAAAAATTTTATATATGTTAAATGCTTATTTTAAGTATGTATTATATATATTTTATATTTATTTTATAGTTATTTTATATATATATTATAAAATTATATAAATATAAATATAAATATATAAAAAATTATTATCATTTAATATTAATATTATTATTATTATTATTAAATGACAATAGTTAAGCATTTAGTTTTCTCAGGAGGTGGTCCTATTGGATTAGTTGAATATGGTGCATTAAAATATTTAACTGAGAAAAATTTTATTGACTATAAAAATATAGAGTCAATTTATTCTATATCGGTTGGAGGTATTATAGGTCTAATATACATATTGAATTACGATTGGACATGGATGGATGATTTTTTAATTAAGAGACCATGGAATAAATTATGTAATATTTCTTATAGTTCATATATTAATATATTATACGAAAAAGGCATAATTAATAAAAAAGTTTTAATTGGTGCATTAGAGCCGTTATTTTTAGCAAAAAATATACCGCTAAATATTACACTATTAGAGTTTTATAATTTAACAAAAATAGAGTTCAATATTTTTGCTTGTTGTTTGAGCAACTTAAAGCAAACAAAATTTAACTATATTAATACTCCAAATGTTGAATTAATAGATGCTTTGTACATTTCTTTAACTGTTCCAATAGTTTTTGCACCATTATATGTTAATGAGGACCTTTATTTAGATGGTGGTATAATAGTTGGTTGCCCTATTAATCTATGTATTGCAGACAAACAATGCAATAATGATGAAATTTTTTGTTTTATGAATGATAAAATGCACCCTATTGACTTATCTAACAGCTTTTATAATAAATATTCTGAAAATACTAAAGCTAATAATGTTATATCTAAAGATGCTAATTTTTTTGAATATATATTTTTTCTTATTAAAAAGTTGTTTGTTAAGATCTCAAATGTTGAAAATGATATTGTTACTTATATAAAAAATCATATTAATACAGCATTGTCGTATAATGCTATTGATATAAGCTATTGGTTTCAGGTTATGTCCTGTGAAAAAGAACGATATCATTTAGTAAATTTAGGAAAAATACAAGCAACAAATTTTCTTAATAAATTAGAAGAAACTAGTCTATTAGAAACTAAATGTGATGAACAAATTACTACTTTAACTAATCAAGAAGGAGAGTCTAACATTAGCATTTTAACTAATCAAGAAGTAGTGGGAGAAGGCGAGGCTAGCATCTCTATTTTTTAACAGTCGACTCTAAAAATTGTATTAAATTTTCTTTAGTCGGTTTAGCATCATAATCATATACTTTTCCTTTATATATTAATTTTATGGTTGGATAGCCTTGTATTTTATACTTAGTTGCCATAGCACTATTTTCATCACAATCTATTTTTGTTACTGTAATTTTATAGCTGTTTTCAGCATTTAATCCATTAACATAGTCCTCGAATTTCTTAATTTCTGGCATTGATTGCTTACAATAAGGGCACCATTGTGTATAAAAATATAATACTAATACATCATCGCTGTTGTTGTTTTTTTTAACATATTCTTTATTTACTTTATGGTTCTTATTTATTAAATTCTTGATAAAATATTTATATACATATAGTGCTACTATCATAAATAGTGCTACTACAAATAATATTAGCAACAGTCTTTTTTTGTCTTTTGCGCTATTTACAAAATCATTTTTGAAATTTACTAAATAACTATTAAAAATCTTTGAAATGTTTTTAAACATAATTATTTTATATAATAAAATAAATAATTATTTTATATTTAACATAATAAATTATTATATTAACTAATATTATTAAGTAATACTATTTAAAAATATGATAAATACTAAAAAAAAAACAAAAAAGAGTAGGATTTATAACACAAAAGATTACAGTAGTGGAGATGGTATGTTAACAACTATATGGGGGCCTAGTTTATGGCATTATTTACACGTAATGAGTTTTAATTATCCAATTAAACCAACAAATATACAAAAACAAAAATATAAACAATTATTGCTTAATTTTCAATACACGTTGCCTTGCAAATATTGCAGGATAAATCTAAAAAATAATTTTAAAAAGTTTCCGCTAACAGATACTATTTTTAAAAATCGGAATAATTTTTCGCGTTATATTTTTAATTTGCATGAACAAATAAATAAAATGTTAGGAAAGACTTCGGGTTTGACATATTGCGAAGTGCGTGATAATTATGAAAACTTCAGATCGCGTTGCACTATTGAAAAAGCTAAACTATTTAATTTTACAAAAAAGAAGGAAAAAGAAAAAGGTTGCACAACACCATTATATGGAAAGAAGGCTAAATGCGTAATAAATATTGTTCCTCAAGAGAAAAAATGTAAAACATTTAAAATAGATAAAAAATGCTTTAAGCATAAATAAATAAAAATTAATAAAACAATTAAAAAAAATAAAATAATTAAAATAGTTAATTATGTTATAAATGCATAAACGTTCCCACTCAAGAAAAAAAAAGCGTGTTAATTTTGCAGCGTTCTCTAAGAAAAAATTAATCAAGTTCATAAAAAATCTTACGCGAAGAACAAGTAGGTCATTTAGAAAGTTTAGAAAACAAAAAGGAGGATGAGGAGATCCTACTGTTTAAACTATTTAAACAGGTTCTATAAAAAAATAATACATACTATGAAAATATTATGATTAATCTAATTTATTAGGGTCGTAATGTTTGAGAAAAATGTATATAATAATTATTATTACTATTTAAAGATATAAATAGAAATAATATTTAGCATTAATCTAGTTTACTTAGGCTCCAAATGTGCTAAAGTCTGCTAACACGGGTCTTGGTAAAAAGGCGTTATTTATACCTTGCTCATAATTTGGAACTTTCTTACAATCAAAATTGCTTTCAGGGCATCTTTGTGGTGCAGGGCACGGTGCGCAAGTTTCTTTATAAACGGTCTTTACTTTAGTAAGATTACTAGTGTCATCAGCATTTTTAGCACCTAAATTTTGCGATAATAGATTACCATCTGGGTCAAATTTAAACATATCCTTCATTGATGTGTTAGGGTTTAATTTATTATTGTCTTTTGCTGAAACACTAGGTATTTCTTTAGTTGCAGAAATAGCTACATCACTATTTAAATAAGCATTTTTAGCCATCATAGGTGTTACTTGCGGTGCAAAAAGAGTTTCAGCATATTCTAAAGGGTTCATAGTATTTACAGGATTTACAATTGGATTTGACGGTAAATTCATAGCGGTTTCAAAATTATTGTATATAGGCGGAACATAACTAGAACCAAAATTGCCTTGATTTAATAAATATAAAAATAGCTCATTACTAATACTTCTTATTCCATTAGTGTTTCCAAATAGTCCTGAAAAGTTTATATCACCAATTGAGGCTGACGCGCTTACAGGCTTTATATTTGCCGACACTTCTCTAATTACTGTAGTTTCTTTTACAGCGATTGTTTGAAATACTCCTGATTTAATAATGTCTACATTATTAATTCTCATATTAAAACTGGATAATTTGTTATTACATAAATCATATAAATTTCCTGAGTTTTCAAGCATTAACATATACATACCGCAAATATCTGTAGGTGAGCTAGACGATTTTAGTGTCGCATTTACATCTAATATAACACTGGGTTTTACATTATATAAGTGCACGGAACTATTATCTTTAGAATATCCTAAAATTGCCTTATTAGCTACAAAATAATTCTTTAAACTTGGGCTAATTCCTGCTCTAAAGTTGTCCTTTGTAACGGTTTTAACGAAACTTAAAGAACTATACACATTAGTAGGGTCAATAATTATATTTTGAACATAATAATTGTAAGCTCCATTATTTAATTTATAATAGTTATAACTAGAGTCGCTACTTTCTGGAATAATATTATTAGGGTCAATCCTGTTTGATATAAATGTTTCTTTTATGTTTTGTATATTAATATACACAATAGTTGATAATATTACAATTATTAATAACATAATTATTAATAAATTTTTTTTAAAATTTAGAGCCATATTATTTTATTATAATATAAATATAATAAAATTTCTATATAATTTTAATTCTTAAAAGTAAAACTAAAAACAAGAAGTTAAAACATTATACCTTGAATTTTGTTTTACTTGAATTTTGTTTTACTTGTAAAACAAGGTTCTACAGCTTTATACATTGCATATAAAATACCTAAAATTATTAAAATAGCAATAGTTACTAATATTATAATTAGTATTATGAGAAGAACTTTTAAAAATATTATAAAATTTTTAAAAAAATTGCGAGAACTCATTTATTTATTATTATATAAATAATATAATAAATTTGCTATATAATTTTAAATGTCAAAGTCAAAGGTGAAAAATTCTAAACAATGCCTCGAAAAAAAATATAATAACACTAGTGCTATTATAGAAATTGGTATAGATGAAGCAGGAAGAGGACCACTATTTGGCAGGGTTTATAGCGCAGCTGTTGTATTACCCTATAACAGCGAATTTAACTATGAATTATTAAAAGACAGCAAAAAATTTACTTCTGAGAGCAAAAGAAGCGATGTAGCTAACTATATACAAGCGAATGCGCTATTTTGGGCAGTATCTTATGAAGATGAAAAAATCATTGATACTATAAATATTAGGCAAGCAACTTTAAGCGCTATGCACAAAGCAATTAAAATAATTTTAAACAGCTATTATGAGAAAAACAGTAAACTATGCTCAAATGAAATGTGCTATTTGTTAGTAGATGGCAACGATTTTAAACCTTTTACTTATTATTGTGAAACATCTAATATTATTAAACAATTAAATCACATTTTGGTTGAAGGCGGAGATAATAAATATTGCTCAATTGCTGCAGCATCTATATTAGCAAAAGTAGAACATGATAAATATATTAAAGAGATGTGTGCTAATTTTCCTAAATTAGACACTTATTATGGACTTTTAAGTAATAAAGGTTATGGGACGTCTAAACATATTGAAGGAATAAAAAAATATGGAATTAGTAAATGGCATCGCACTACATATGGATGTTGTAAAGAAGCAACAATAAATGAAGACGATGATGAGACATTTTATAAGAATTAGGTGTTAAATTGATTGATGACGCAGACGCCGTGCCCAAGATGTTTTAAATTCTTTGATTTTCTGATTATTTTTTTGCTTTTTAGTTTTTAGATCATTATTAATAAGTAATAATTTTAGCAGTTTGTCTTGCTTTGTGCATATATTGTTAATGGCTGTTTTAATCTCGTATAAGTCATTGTTTAATTTTTGCTTCTTTGAACTTTGCTTTTTCTTAAAGTTAGCATAGTTTTTTTCATAACTAGCATAATTAAAATTATCTAAACATGACCCCGTGTTAGATCTAATGGTCTCTTCCTCTAGTTCTTCGCTATTATAAAAACAATCTTCGTCACTGCTATAAGCGGTTGAATAATCTTGAAAGTGATTAGTGCTATTAACTAAAGCACTTGATTTCTCTCCTTCGTATGGGCTAAATTGAACTTCCCAAAATTTAGGATCATCATATACGATTAGTCCTTTCTTATTTTCAATAGCGCTATAGAAATTACGAGCTCCTTGATTATTATAATAATAATCAATTTCAATTAGTGCAAAACCATAAGGGCATCTATCTTCAACATAGTATTCGGGTTCGCAGTGTTTAAATACTTGTACTTTTTTAACTTTAGCAATGTTATAATAATCAAAATATTTAATAATAGTAGGAATATCTTCAACCACAACATAATCAGGAATATAGAGAGTGGTGTTAGAAAACATATTTATTTCTTATAATTGGTTTGTAAATAGCTATAAGAAATCAATTTTTTTTATAAAAATATAATTATAATTGTGACTTGTATGCTTTTCTTGTTTGTCTTTTTTTCCTATTTTTTTTAATGCTTCTTTTTATGTTTTTTTTAATACTTTTTTTATTGTTTTTTTTATTGTTTTTTCTTGTTTTAGTACCTCCTAAATATTGTTGTGATCCTATATTAGGTTCATAGCGTGGTGTTATTGGTAAAGGTAAAGGTAAAGGGGCATTTTTTTTCATAACATTAATTTCATTAACGCTATCCGTTAATATAGAATTCAATGTTTTAAAAAGTGCTATATGTAAATCTAATAATATTATTTGTGTCTTTTTACTGAGTTCGCTAATATATTTATATGTTAAATTGCTATTTAAGCTTATAATAGCGCCAGTTTTTTTATCAAACACAAAGAGCTCTTTAACAATATTATTATACAAATGAAGACGAGAGCTAAAGTAATTTGTTATCATTGTTTTTAAATGTGACTTGAACGCGTTAAAAAATTTGTAGTTAGCAAATTGTTGCTGTGGCTGTGAAGCATAATAATTTATTACTGTTTCGCCATTTTCTTTATTAAAAAGTGTTCTTAATAGTTTGCGTTTTGTTTCTATAATTTTATTATACGATTCGTGTTGTTTATCTACTTCATCTACAAACAACGTGGCTTCCTTGCTTTCAGTGTCGCCTGTTTCTAGTTGCATAAATTTAAAATTGTCATCTCTAAAAATCAGGCAACTTTCTCCTAAGAAATCTGTTTCAAATATTTTTGAATTAGAAATGTGTTGTATAATTTTAGGTATTTTGTCTGCTAATACTTCATTAGTCATTTTAGTTAAACCTTTGGTTAAAAATTTGGCATTAAAATTAGTTGGGTCAAGTTGTTCATCTTTGTTGTCCTCAAATAATATAACAAATATTGAATAAAATATATTGCTAGACATTTGCAATTTTTCTTTTTCTTTTTCTATTTCTTTACTTAAATTTTGCTCTGGACTTGGTTCCATAGATGAATTAAACGTGGGAGCTATTTCATTAGTAGTTATAGGTGTTTCTGCTTTCTTACCTATTAGTTTGTCAAACATAGTTCTAAACATATTTCCTCCATTTTGATTTGCTTGATTTAATTTGTTTCCTTCTAATGGGTCACTTGTATTAGAAAGAGGAGGAGGTTCTTCAACGCTAGTAAGTGGATCAGTGCTAGGTGCTGGTTCAGGAATAGGTGCTGGTTCAATAGGAATAGGAGGTGCTGGTTCAGGAATAGGTGCTGGTTCAACAGGAATAGGAGGTGCTGGTTCAGGAATAGGAGGTACTTCATCCTGAATAGGTGCTGGTTCAATAATAGGAGGTTCTTCATCCCTAATAGGTTCTTCGTAAGGAGGTACTTCGTCCCTAATAGGTTCTTCGTAAGGAGGTACAAAAGGTACTACTTCATTCTTAATAGGATATTGAAAAGAAGAATTTCCATAATTTTCATAAGAGTTAGAATAATCATTAGAGTTGCTATTACTTATTAATGAATTATAAATATTGAAGGTTTGATATATACTTTTAACTATAATATAGAGTTTAATAAAACTTAGAGAAATAATTTTGCACAACAATCTTTTTTTATTAAGTTCTGCAATATTAGAGCTCGATTTTTCTAAATTTTGTTCATTTAATATTTTTTTTAAGTCTTTTAAATCAAAAAAATACAAAACTTTATTCTTGTAATTTGTTTTAGAATTTCCTTCACTAACATCTATGTTATATGGAATATTAATTCTATTAAAATATTTTTCAAAAATATCGTTTGTTAGAATATATAAGTCTTCACATTCATTACATTTAGATTTACCGGGTTGTAACGTATTAGATTTATAATCTTCAAAATCTGAAACAAAAGTTAATAGTAAATTAGAATTATTTAAAAAATATGTAAACTTTTCATTCACAAATGCATTAAGTTGGTCGTGAGTTTTATTTGAACCACTAAAAAAATCTACTATATTTGTTAAGAAACTCATAATATATACTTATATATTATAATATTATATATTATATATTAAAATACTATATTAAAATATATAATTGAAACAAAATAAGTTTAAAAGTAAATTATTAAATAATTGAGAGAATAAATGTCGCTACAGTTAAATGTTGACTCCATTTTAAATAATATAAATAAGGCACAAAAATCGAATAAGCAAGAAACACGGAAAAATAAATTAAAAGAAAATTCAAATAAAAAACTATGGACTATTTTTGATGAAGAATATAAAGAAAAGCCTGACTTTGAATGTGTTTATGCAAAAGAAAAAGACATGTTTACAAGTGATAATATTTGTGCTAATTGTGAGAGTTCATTATTTATTGGAGAAGATGGATTTTTAACGTGTTCTAATGTGTGTTGCGGTCTTATTTTTAAAGATAATTTGGATCAAACTGCTGAATGGCGGTTTTATGGTGCAGATGATAATAGTCACTCAGATCCTACACGTTGTGGTATGCCTATTAATCCGCTATTACAAGAGTCGTCTTATAGTTGCAAGGTGTTGTGCCCAGGCAAATCAAGTTATGAAATGCATAAAATCCGCAGATATACTGATTGGCAAGCTATGCCATATAAAGAAAAGTCGCGCTATGATGAATTTCAATTAATTTCAAATATATCTCAAAATTCGGGCATTCCAAAAATTATTATTGATGAAGCAATGCGTCTTCATAAAAAAATATCGGAAACAAAGACTTATCGTGGTCTTAATCGTGATGGAATTATTGCTGCATCAATTTACATTTCTTGCAGGATTAATAATTATCCGCGCACAGCCAAAGAAATAGCTGACATATTCAATTTAGACAATGCAAGTGCTACAAAAGGCTGCAAAAATGCTCTTACAATTATTAATGAAATAGAACACAATAGTAATTTAAATGAAGATATTACATCATTAAGTCAAACAACACCGTCATCATTTATTGAGAGATTTTGCAGTAAATTGAATATCAATAATGAGCTTACAAACTTGTGTAAATTTGTTGCTTTTAAAATAGAGCAATTAAAATTAATTCCTGAAAATACACCGCATTCAATTGCTGGAGGTATTATATATTTTATATCGCAAGTTTGTAATTTAAATATTACAAAATCGTCAATCAACAATGTTAGCAAAATTAGCGAAGTTACTATTAATAAATGTTATAAAAAGCTTGAAAATTATAAAACTATTTTGATACCTGAAATTATATTGAAAAAATATAACTAAGTAAGTAAGTAGCTAATTATAATTTAATAATTAGTTTTTAAATAGTTTTTTTTATAGTTTTTAAATTGTTAAATCTAACATATAAATTTAACATAATAAATTTAAATATAGTTTATTATATTAATAAATATGGATTTAAAAATTCCAAAGCTAATTTTTATTATTCCTTATAGAAATCGCGAAAAGGAAAAGACGCATTTTTCTATATATATGAAATACATTATGGAAGATTATGATAAAAATGATTATGAAATTTATTATAGTCATCAAACAGATAATAGGCCTTTTAACCGTGGCGCTACCAAAAATATAGGATTTCTTGCTATGAAAAACAAGTATCCGCAAGATTATAAAAATATTACATTTGTTTTTAATGACATCGATACGCTACCAGCGCTAAAGAATACGTTTAACTATATTACAACTACAGGAACAGTTAAGCACTTTTATGGATTTCACTTTGCATTGGGTGGTATTTTCTCCATAACGGGTAATGACTTTGAAAAATGTAATGGGTTTCCTAATAATTGGGGCTGGGGATTAGAAGATAATGCAATGTATGATAGAGTATTATTGCACGAACTAAAAGTTGATAGATCGCAGTTTTTTGTTGTTAATTCTAAAGAAGTTATTCAAATTTATGATACACCGCATAGATTGATTAATAATAATGAGCCTAACAATTATATTAGCAAAAATTTGAGAGATAACTTGAATAGCATTTATGAGTTAAATTATAGTATTGAAAACAATAATATATTGCAAGACCAAAGTATAGAAACCTATAAAATAAGTTATATACCTCAAAACGAATTTATTATTAACATAGTTAATTTTAGAACACTAGTAAATCCGGCTAATGAAATCTTCTATAATCAAAACACATTTTACGACACAGGACTAAGACCAAATATATATGAAGAAAATACTAGACGCAGTAGATGGGGGCTAACCTTTAAACACGTATAAGCTATAATATATTGCTTTTTATATTGTTTAAAAAATCAATATAAAGAACAAAGCAAAGTAACGGCTTATTCCACAGTTACTACTTTTGCCAAATTTTTGGGTTTATCTGGATTAATGCCTTTTACAATAGAAATTATATATGCCAATTTTTGCAATAGCACTGTAAATAAGATTTCATTATAATAATCCAATTTATTAATTAGCATACAATTTTGTTCAGCTATTTGCAATTCATTTATAACATTTTGAGAATTTGTTATTACAAATAGGTTTGTTTCTCGTCCAATTATTTCATAATATGTAGATTTCAAATTATTATAATTAGCAATATCATTACTATCAATTAATAGCAACGTTAAATTAGTCTTGTCTAATAAAGCAAATGGACCATGCTTTAAAGAACCTGCTGAAAATCCTTCGCAATGAATGTAACACACCTCTTTAATCTTTAAAGAACTTTCGCACGCTACTGGATATAGCTTGTGCTTACCTAATATAAATATACTGCTGTAATTTTTAAGTATTATATTGTCTCTCAAAGACAATAACTTGCTAGTAATTGAATTAGAAAATAAGAGTTGATTTAGTGAGTGCGAGAGAAATCTAAGACTGTTTATTTTCATAATATTATTATGATGATTATTAACAAACCACATACTTACTAAACTTAACACCACCAACATACTAGTAAAAGACTTTGTTGAGGCAACGCTAATTTCTAGTCCCGCGTTTAAATATACACCGCATTCAACCTCTCGCGCTAATAACGAGTCTACTTTATTAATTATTCCCATTGTTAAACAATGCTTATTTTTACAAATCTTTAAACAATTGTAAACATCTAGCGTTTCGCCCGATTGAGACAAAAAAATACACATTAGCGTGCTATAATTTTTTATATTTGGTAAGCAATTTTCGGTAAATTCACACGCATTTATGCATTTTACAGTTACAAACTTATTTAACTCATTTAAATAAATCTCTCCCACTAGCGCAGCATTATAACTTGTTCCGCAACCAATTAAGTATATATATTCTATATAGGATGTAATATTAAGTATTTGGTCAAGACCCCCCAATTTTATAGTATTGCCATTAATGCGACCACCATAATTATATGCTTTTTGTATTGTTTCGGGTTGCTCATTTATTTCTTTCAACATCCAATGCGCATATTTATTTTTTGCATTCCATATATCTTTATAATCACTATTTTCTATGCTATAACTAATATAACAATTATGATCGCTAGTTTGACTTTTGCTTGTTTCTAGTTCTAAAAATGTATAATTGTTATTGCTTATTTTTACTACACTATTGTCGTTTAATGCTATATAATCTTGCACTAATCCGTTAAACCCATTTATTTCAGAAGAGCATAATATATAATTAGTATTGCTTGCTAATAATAATGGAGAGCCACGCCGTGACACATAAAAGGTGTCGCTAATTTTGGTATAAATAATTACTAATCCCCACGTCCCTTCTAACATTGAGAGAGCTTGACTAAGACCTTCTTCAAAAGACGCATTATTATTAATATAATATTCTAGCAAATTGGCTATGACTTCGCTGTCGGTTTCGCTATAAAAAGTATAATTTTTTGAAATTAAAAATTCCTTAATACTTAAAAAGTTATTGATTATTCCATTATGCACTAATATTATTTCTCCATTATTAGAAATATGAGGATGAGCATTAGCATCCGTTTTTCCTCCATGTGTTGCCCATCGCGTATGTCCGACTGCAAATTTTGAGTGTATGCTTGTCTTTAAATCGTTTTTGTTTATATTAAACTTGCTTTTCAAGAGCGTTAAACAGTCGTCTTTTGGTGTTGATGCTTTTTTTATTATGTCATAATTAGAAGTATTTTGATTATAATAGCATATACCCATAGAGTCGTAACCTCTATTTTGTATTAATTCGAGGCTATTAAAAATGTGTTCTAAAGCATTGCAATTTGTTTTTGAATATATAAACGTTATTCCGCACATTTGTTATTGTGTTATTAAATTAACTATAACAATTAATTTTAATATAATATTTTTAATAATAATATATTATTATTGAGTTTAAGCAACACTTGTGAGAGATTGCGTATATGGATTATTTTTGAAGGCACTTAATAGCGACTCGTCTAGTCTAGCATTATTATAATTTAAATCATACCCTTGCTTTCCGTTTAGTTCTCCAATAAATTCGGTTGAAGGTATAATACTTAGGCCATTGTTAGTTACTAGTGGTCTATTTTGTTGGAATATGTTATCATTTCGCGCAGTGGTGGAATTATTATAATTATTAAATAATGACATACCTCCCTGGTTTGCTCGCGACTCGTAAGTCTTATTTACATTATTTTGTTGTGCATAAGCATTATTATAAAGGCGCTGTCCCTGGTTATTATTGCCACCTGTTCCAATATATTCCTTATTTGTGGTGGTTCTTTGGTTATCATAATTTTGTTGTCCGCTAACTTTATAGCCGTCGCCTCTATAGTTTTGCCCTTGCACATTAACATAATTCAGATCTATTTTTTCGGTTGTCATCTCTCTATTTGTTATTTTTGTCTTGTCATTAGAATTATATAAATGACCTTGCGGGGTTAAGCCATTAACATTTCCGGTTTCGCGTAGATTACCGATTACATTTTCTTTTCGTGTAGGCCTAAATATATCTAGAATTGGTGTAATTGCTGCTTTTGCCATACCATATACTCCTCCAAATTCTTGGCTTTGTGGTTGTGTTGTCCGGTTATTATGTAGTATATTGTAACTTTGCGATCCATAGTCTGACGGACTAGCATAGTTGGTGCCGGTGGCATTTGCATTAGTTAATGGAAGCGCACTTAAATTTTGGCGTTTAGATTCTTCGTAGTCCGGATTTGTGTATGTTGCTTGTCCATTTTGTGTATTTGAACCCGATCCATAATATTCGCGAGTAGTGTCAATTCTATTTTCCATCGGAATTACTTGGGTGCTTCTAATCGGCGGTGCTTGTTCGACACCTGTTGTAGTAAACCAGCGATTTGGTCCCGACTCAAATGATTTTTCTGGTAAATGTTTTTCAACAACACCTATTTTAGTATTTGGACCTTGCATTTTAATAGGGTGTATAGCAGGACCTTGATGACCATTTAAATCAAAAGTGGTTCGTGGTTTGTTTTCAGCGCGTAAATCATCGACTGACTTGGGCATCCATGATTCGCGAGCCATCATACCCGAATTAAATCCGCCACCACCTTCTATTCCACCAATGTTTAAACCGTCAGAATTTTGCGAACCGTAACCCAATTTAAGACCGGGGCCAACTCTTTGTGGTTCCCATAACGTAACGTTTGACATTTTCATCGACTCGTTCATGCGTGATTGAAAAAAATCACTATTGTTAGGGGTTCCGTTGGGGTGGTGTGAATTTTCGTCGGGTCTAAATAAAGGGGCTATTTCTGCTTTTGAAATATTTTGACTGCCTGCGCCTTGTTTGGAGTCCATAATTGATTCGGTGTTATTTATGTCGACACTTGGACCCCTAATTTTTGCACCAAAATATGGCTGCATATTATTGTGCTTAAACTGCTGGGCTGTTGTTTGTTGTCCTGATAATAAATTCACGTTATTATATGCACTATTGTTATATGCATTGCTATTATATGCACTATTGTTATATGCACTATTGTTATAGCCATTGCTAGACTCTCGATTTTGTAAATTAGTATTAGAAAATCCTTCAGCTTTAACACTATTAGTATTACTATTATTTAAAAACAGATCACGACTATATTCTGTTTGTTGTTGTGCTGATTTTTTAGCACCGGTTTTTTTCTCTTGTTCTGATAATATAAATATACTTCCAAGTACAATTATAGGTATAGCTAGTGCTGCCATATTATTTAATATTATATAATATTAAATAATATATTATATTGTAGGTTTAAACAAGTTTCTAAATAATAAAATTTATATTGTATAATTTTATTCATTTGTAATTCTTTTTTCTCTGTCAAAATTATTCATTAGTGAATAATAATCTTTTTGCAACATTCGCGAATTTATATTATTATGAAACGGAATACATATATTTGCTTGAGGATTTAAATGTAAATAGTTAAAATTATTTGGAACATAATATTCCTCATTTTTCTGATTAAAATTATTAATCTCTCTATATACCCAAGCTGGGTGCGATACACGCGATTGTCCTGTTATTTCACTATTATTATTGTTGTTACTATTATTTTGACTATAAATAGGATTATTATTTAAATAATCTACATAGTTATTTTCTTTTATGCTATCTCGATTTAGTTTTCTATGTAATATAAACAATTCGCTCTCTAAATCTGTTTTGTTTGAGGACAAATTTCCTCCCCATTTTTGTATTTTTACATATGGGTCATTGAAAAAAGTAGGGCTTGTTCCATTACCTGGAACATTCATATTATAGTTGCCAATAGTTGTAGACTCTTCTAAATACTTTTGAATTCTACATGGATCGTCAAAAAATCTAGTAAAAGCCATAACTATAAATATATAATTAGTTTTTATTTTTTAAATAATTTTTATATATTTATATGTTTATAATTACAAACTTGGAATATATTCTAATGTGTTATTGTCGTAAACTGTAACTCTAAATGTATCAGAATATCCTTCAACATATACTGTGTCTCCGCTATACACATTATCACAACCTTGGCTAGAAGTGCAACTTTTATTTTTAAAGCGAACCGGCAATTTTATCATACCATTTTTATCATTCATTGTATAGAAGTTCCATTTATCTTTATTTGTGAATAATGGCCTACCTAACAACGGCAAAATCGTTTCTGGTCCATTTACACGAGTTAATATTCCTATTTGTCTATAGTTTGTATTTACTGACTGAGTAGGCACATTAATAGCTAGTCTGGGTCCATTAAAGCTTGAATTATTATAAATTCTATCATCGCGCAACGGAGCACTATAAGGGTTTAATAATACATCGTTTTCTTTATTACTATAGCCATTGCCTAAGAAAGGTGTTATATAAGAATTATAATTTTTATTAGCATTGGAACTATTAGCATTATAACTATTATAATGCGAATTTAAATTCAAATTTTTTGTATATTTAATATACATAAAATACAAAATTACTAAAATTAAAAAAGTGAAAAATAATAATGTATAATTTTCTATACATAACATCCCAGGAGCACACTTTTTTGGCATTTATATACTATATTATAAATTATAAATATATAATAGTTAATAGTTAATATTATATAAATAAACTATATAAAGATAGTTTAATCAACTAATTGTGTACTTATTGATGGAGGTTGTGTCGTAAGATTTAATGCAGTGCTTATTGTTCCAGGACGTGGAGTATTTGCAGGTGGTGCAACTGTTAATCCTCGCGCTGTCAGTCTTTCCATTATATACTCTTCACAAGGTGACATATTATTGTTTGTTTCTGATACATTAGCATTTAATTCGTCTTTTTTTCGAGCTCTTCTAGCTTTAACATTCTCTCTTAAATCAAGGTTTTCTTTCACGTTTAATTTAATAAATAAAAGCGTAAATAACAAATATATATAACTTATTATATAACTAAACTTCTTAAACTTAATATAAAATAATAAGAGCAATGCAAAATATATGAAAATTGCTATATAATTATTATTATGTAGATTAATGTATAAAATATAATATGAATGCATTATTAGCGCATAAAATATGAACGTATATAGCTTATATTTATTATTATGTAACTTATTATTAATAATATATATAATATTATGTTGCATTATTATTTATATAAATATTTATTATTTATATAAAATATTTATTGATTATTGATTATTGAGTTATTGATTTATTATTCTTTCAGTTCTGACAAATTTTTTGTAGCGCTACTAAACATTCCTGTTAGTTTATTTAAATCTAAGTTACCTAAAGAACTCATTGCACTATTTAAAGCAGGTGTCATAGTTTTTAATTGTTTAATTAATTCATTTTGCTGTTTAATAAGATCTTTGGTATCTGTTGAAATAGAGTTGATTTTTTCTGTTCCCATAATCTTTTCTAAATTATCATAAGCTTGTTCGACTTCTGTTGCTTTTCCTAATTGTTGCTCAACACTCTTTTTGCTTGGTGTATTAAATAAGGCAGGTGCTAATCTTTGATTATCAAAGTTTGATTTTTTCTTATTATTGGATTTATCTGTGGTTGGTTCTGTAGTTGCATCTGCATCTGTAGTTGCATCTGTAGTTGCATCTGTAGTTGCATCTGTTTCTGTCTTCTTCATTTTTTTAACTATAGCAGCTTCTTTTGCTGTGCTTTCTACTTGTTCTGGATCTTCTTTGTCTTTTCCTTCTTCGAAACCCTCTTTTAAGCCAAATAAATTTTTGGACATAGAAGCAATTGTTGTTACTATAAAAGAAGCACCTAAAACCAATATCATATTTTTTGTAAAGCTATATACAAGAGCAGCAGTTAAGAAAAACAATAACACTGCGCTAAAATGCGATTTAGTTATATGCATATAAAGCGAAAATAATGCTAATGCCGATACAATAAATAGTGTTATTTTATTGTTAAGCAACTTATTATTGAGCAACTTATTATTACTAAATAATTTTCTATTATTTTTTCTCATCTTACTATTTGAATTTCTATTCTTCATGTTTATATATAATTATATAAGAATATAATTATATAATTAATATTTCTATTTATATAATTATAAATGCTATATATATATTATTTTGTTTTTATATATTTTCTCTAAATAGTATTTCGCAAGTCTGCGATTTCATTTTCTAAATCTGTAATTTTATCAATTAGCTCTTTAATATTTATTTTACATTGCTTTTTTTCTAAACTACTTAAATATTCGAGAACACTTAACAATGCTTCATTTTGGCGCTCCTTTATTTGTAATTTATTTTTTAAGTCTAAATTACGCTGTTCTACAATTTTTAAAAGGTCTTTTTTATAACTTGTATCTTTTTGCGGTATAAATTGCTTTAATTTTTTATATTGTTCAATAACACTTTTATCATAATCATCAGACTCTGCTAATAGTGTGTCTACTTCTTTATCATACTTAGCAATAGAACCTCCAAAACTAAGAGCCATATAAATTATATATAGATGATTTTTTATTACAAAAATATAGCTAAAATATAAATTGCTAAAATTAAAAATTAAAAATTAAATAAAAATAAAAATTAAATAAAAATTAAAAAATTAAATAAAAATAAAAATAACATTTATTAAAATTATATAAAAATATAGACATATATTATTTAGAATGAATAAGAATTGCGTAGAGCCTCTATTACAAGAAGACGTTAATCGTTATGTTATGTTTCCTATTAAGGATCAAGACATCTGGAAAATGTATAAAAAACAAGAAGATTTGTTTTGGAGAGCAGAAGAAATTGACCTTTCAAAAGACAATAAAGATTGGGACACGTTAAATGATGACGAAAAACATTTTATATCTATGATTTTAGCATTTTTCGCAGCCAGTGACGGAATTGTCTTAGAAAATTTAGGATTGCGTTTTATGGGCGAAGTTCAATTAAGCGAGGCTCGAGCATTTTACGGCTTGCAAATTGCTATGGAAAATATTCACTCTATTACATATTCCACATTGATCGATACATATATTAAAGATAAAGAGCAAAAGCACAAATTATTTAATGCACTAAATGAATATGACTGCATTAAGAAGAAGGGTCAATGGGCTATAAAGTGGATTAATGATAAGAAGTCCAATTTTGCTACTCGCCTTGTTGCGTTTGCTTGCATTGAAGGTATTTTCTTTTCTGGTGCATTTTGCGCTATTTATTGGTTGAAAAAGCGCGGACTAATGCCCGGACTAACATTTTCAAATGAGCTAATTTCGCGCGACGAAGCATTGCATACCGAATTTGCTGTATTATTACATAGCAAATTAGAAAAGCCACTTAAAAAGCAAAAAATTCACGAAATCATTAGCGAAGCTGTAGCTATTGAGCTCGAATTCATTAACGATTCGCTTCCGTGCAGATTAATTGGTATGAACCAAGTATTAATGAAACAATATATTGAATTTGTTGCTGACCGCTTAAGTGTTCAATTAGGAGGTGACAAAATTTATGAAAGCAAAAATCCGTTTGATTGGATGGAAAACATTAGCATTGAAACAAAAACCAACTTTTTTGAAGATCGCGTAAGTGAGTATTCGCTTACAACTAAAAACTCTAAATTAAACACTTTCGAATTTGGAGATGACTTTTAATTTTTGCGCTTTTTTCTTTATATTGTTTTATTATATGTTTTTTGCTCCTGAACGTTCAGGACCAAAAAACAAGATTAAGTATGGGCAAAGTGTATATATTTTTGCAACCGTACGTACAGTAGCAAAAATATATTAAAATACAAATAGTAATTAATTTGCTAAAACATAATAAGCATTATTAATTAAAGTGTTGTTTTTGATTGCTCTGCTCATTTTAGCCGGAGAGAAATCTTCGTGAATTGCTGCTTTTGCTATTGTAGTCCAATTATTTAATATATTTTTGGTGCTAGCGTCTATTTTTTGAACTTTTTTACCACTAGTCGCAATTTGGTGATCTCTAGCTTCCTGATAATAGTCATTTTTTAAACTAATACCGTAATAACCCTCAAATGTTGCATTTATATTATGTAGGCGGATCGGCCCACCGAGAATATATTGACAATTTTTTAAATAATTTTTAACATCTTTGTCCTCATTATTATTGATTAATAAACTATTATTCTTTTTATAATTTATGAATTCTTCTACAATTTTATTAGTTGAAGCACGACCTTCGGGAGAGAAAATGCAACTTTCAAAAATAAAATTTTCTGCTTCATTTGAAGTACTGCTTTTTTTATATACAATGTCTTTTAGCTTTATTCCTTTAAATCCATGAACAACTTGATTCTTATTTTGACCACTAATTCGACATGCTAAAAATCGTGTTCTCATATATGTATTAAACATGCTAAATACGAGTTTTGTAGGTTTCTCTCTATTATAAATACGAAATTGTCCTACAATAGTTGTTGAAGCCACATCTACATCTTTATGAAGAAAACAACACTCATCGATAAATTTATCAAACTTATTTTTAAGTTCAGCACTTATTATATTAGTTTCATCATTATTTACATTGATGGTTTCATTAATGTTTTCATAATTATTTGTAATAGATGCAAGAACTTGCTCTAATTTTTCATTTTTTTCTATATATTCATTATTAAGGACCTTCAATTTTTCATTTTCATCACTTAATTGCTCTAACATTGCTTTATATTTTTGATTTTCTTCTACTAAAATATTAAATTTTTCAATACTATATGATTTTTCAGAAATAATATTTTTAATATATCTTGAGAGACAAGGAATTGTAAAGTTGGTTTCATCATATGCTAATATTTCATTTTTATTTTTTCCATCTACTTCAATAGTGCGTAAATGTTTTCTAATTTTAGAGCTTGTTTTAATAGCATTCTCAATTTCTTGCCTATTATGAACTTTGAAAGCATCACGAAGAATAAAATTATCATAAGTTTTATGATGGTATTGCAGTCGCACAGAGAGATTATTGCTATGTCCAAATTTTATTAGTTTCTCTCCTTCAGCGTTTGAATTATCAATAGTTCCAAAATAAATACATTCACAATTTACAGGAAATTGTGAAACTAGAGTTTTTTCAATTGCTTTTAATTTATCTTGAATAGCATTTGTAATAAGATTATCTTTTATTAGTAATTTATTTTTCATTTCTAATGCTTCTTCTTCTAATACTTCATTGATTAATTCTTCTAACTTAATATAGTATTCGTGTATTTCATCTGCTTTTTTTGTTTGTGCCTTTAAACATAATGATTTAAAGGTCTTAATATTTAAAAAAAATTTTTGAATATTGTGACCACCACGGCCTGTGTTTTTTGCTCCTCCGCATGGAGGAGCAAAAATCTTATAATCTTTGTTTAATACAAAAAAATTTTCTAACAACCTAATGCCATTAAATTTTTTATTAAACCCCAACCACTGCCAAATAGCATCTAGATCTACAATAAAATCTGCAGTTTTATCATAATTTAAATAAGTATAAAAGTTAGCTATAAACAATTGTTGTTCCATTTCTGTGAAGTTAGCTTTTACTTTTTCTAATAATTTATTATTATTGTTAGCATTAAGCTTGGTAATAGGGTTATTTGTTATTAAATTAACAATGTCGAGAGAAGTCATATTTATACTATAATAATGTAATTAGTCTTTAAATCGTTGTTGTTGTTTATATAATTTAGAAACAAAAATCTAGAAGCAATGCCTTACCATTTAGTTTTGCGCACATTAATTTTGGGGCCCTTCTTTTTATCTCTCGAATTAGGGTCATACATTTCTTCGTCGTCATCGGAGTCCATATTTTTACTGATTTCCCAGAATTCTTTTGAGCCGAGTTTGAATGTTTTATGATGTTCTGCCTTATACCAGAATATTTGGTCGTGTAATTTATTCGATTTGGCATTATTATTGATAACTAAACACTCATAATTTTCTGTGCACTGATCCATTACCTGGCAAAAACTCTCAAAGGTTGGAAACATGCCTGCATAGTTTTCATAAATACGCCGCCTATTTGCTATATATGGCTCGCGCAATATAAAAACGTAGTCGATATTCGTGCGCAAATTTGGAGGAATACCTAAAGGATATTGCATTGTGATGACCAACATCACCTTCCAGTGCCGACCATTCATAAATAGGAGCCTCATCATCTTATCTTTTGTCCAGCTTCCATCATATAAGCAATCATCTAATATAACAAATGCTCGTGGGTCAATATTCGATTTTTTATAGACTTCGACCTCTTTTTTTATCTGCTTCATTACCGTCTTCTGTCTTTTCAAAATATTTTCAATAATAGCTGTGTTATATTCATCGTGAATAAATAATTTAGGAACATGCTCAGCATAAAAACCGTTACCTGCTTCTGTTCCACTGATTACTGTCCCTATTGGAATATCTTGATGATAATATAGCAAATCTCGTACTAAATAAGTTTTACCGGTATCACGACGTCCTATTAACACAATAACGGGTCCTTTATTTTCATCTGGCCTAAAACTTATAGATTTAATGTCAAATTTTTTTAATTCTAATGTCATTACTAAACAACTTTATATTTATTAGCTATATTTAATAGTTTGCTATTTAAACTTAATAATTTGCTATTAAAACTATATTTAATATATTTATTTGTGTTATAAATTAAAAAAATAAGTATTTGTTATTTATTAAATGGAATTAAACTATAGGAAAAATAACAATAAGCAGCTTTTTGAGAACTTTAATAATAGTGATTTTTTAGATATAGAGAATTCGCAAAATTATTTTCCATTATACAATACTTTTTTTAGCTTAAATAGCTCTAATTATAATGCTATAAATTTGAATAATAAGTATAAATTAGAACAAATTTTAGAAAAAATAAATTATAATAAATTTTTAGCAACAATTACAGATATATGCAATAATAAATTTAACAAAGAAGTATTTGTAAAATATAGTCCTCTTGTTGATCCCGTTAAATATATGATAGGAAAGTATGAAAATAACTATAATATACTAGAATTACCTAAATTTATAGATGAATTAAACTCCAAATCCGAGACCGAATATTGTGCTACTTATAAAAAAATATTAGACCCTAATAATTCTGCATATATTGATGGATTTTTTTCATTTTTATCAAGCTGTTTATTAAATAACTATAATTTTTATAATGGTTTAGACTATTATGGTGCTTTTTTAGGAATAAAAAACAAATTTAGATATAATGTTACAGAAGACTTAGAATATTTAGACGAGTCGGACTATTTTCATAAGCACAAAAATAGTTTATTCATTTTTGATGAATATGAAAAAATAGCCAATTTATTTAACAATACTAAGAAAAATAAGAAGCCTTTAGTGCTAGACAGCATGATTTGTGATGATTTAGATCTAGATCTAGATCTAACTATTAGCGATTTAGCCATTAGCGATTTATCTAATAGCTCTAACAATGAACTTAGTGTACAAGAAACACCCAATACTAGTTTAGAGCTAACCTTAACCTATGAAAATCTAGATATTTTAGAAAATAATGAACTAGTAAATACTAATGCTAGTAGCAAGACCAATACAGGAATTGATACTACAAATAGTTCAGAAACATGCTCTTCAAGGTCTTCAAATACTGATTTAACTAATTCAGAAAATGGTGGTTCAGGTGACGACGATGACAACGATGATGATGACGAAAGTAGCGAATCGAGCTTTAATAGTGAGGAAATATTTTGCACAATAGATAAAATACCTGTTGAAATGATAATATTAGAATGTTGCGAAAATACTTTAGATGATTATATAGTAAATAATAAAATAAAAGACAATGAATGGGAGTCTATAATATTACAAATATTATTTACATTAATTACATATCAAAAAGTGTTTGAGTTTACACATAATGATTTGCATACAAACAATATTGTATATGTAAATACTCCTAAAAAATTTTTATATTATAAATATAACAACGCACACTATAAAGTCCCTACCTTCGGCAAAATATACAAAATAATCGATTTTGGAAGAGCCATTTACAAATTCAAAGACAAATTTATATGCAGTGATAGTTTTTCTGAGTCGGGTGACGCAACAACACAATATAATTGTGGGCCATATTTAAATAAAGACAAGCCAATTATTGGTCCCAATAGCAGTTTCGATTTATGCAGACTTGGCTGTAGTTTATTTGACTATTTTATTGACGACTTAGATGATATTAGAAAATTAAAGTCGCCTATTAAAAAGATTATGATAGAATGGGTTTTTGACGATAATAATAAAAATATACTCTATAAAAATAACGGTTCCGAGAGATATCCCGACTTCAAATTATATAAAATGATCGCGCGTTCAGTTCATAGGCATACACCGCAAAATGTATTGCTTAAACCCACATTTGAAGCTTACAAAATAGCAAAGAAAAATATTAACAATGTTCAAGAAATATTTAATATTGATAATTTACCTGTATTGGTGTGAAACCCTATATGGGGTTCTAACTTAATATTAGTGCAGTTATCTTTATATTAAGTTTATATATTATAAAACTCAAAACTTTATAATATATAAAAAAAGGACTTAAAGAAAAAATCTAAAAGTCAGGGCTATTTGTAAAAGCTGATAGTGTTTCTTTAGAACCACCCGTCATATGAGAAAACTGGAATTTTTCTAATAAGAACATAGTAATAGCTCCAGCTAAAAATACTACAAGACCGTCTTTAGTTATTAATTTTACTGATCTATCATCCTTTGTTATGAATTTAGTATCTATAATCTTAAAAATCACATACATAATACTTATTGATAATGTAGGCACTATAAAATTCATTTATTTTATAAATATAAATGAATTTTATAAATATAACGAATTAAATACAGAAACTTTTTTTTTATTTTTGGAAAGCTTTTTCTAAAAGCTTTATTTTGCGAAACTTTTTATATATTTGCGAAACTTTTAAAAGTTTCTTTTTGCGAAACTTTATTTTGCAAAGCTTTTTCTAAAAGCTTTATTTTAACTCTTCTATATCTAAAGCTATACTTTCAGTATCACTTATTTCAGTATTTAAATCTAATATATCTAAATCTAATTTATCAGGGTCTTCGTTCAAATTTTGAACGTCGAGATCAAAGTGGGTTTTTTCTTTTTTACCAATCTTTAGTTTATAATTATTATCTGTGTCTGGCTCTGTTTCTGTATCTGTGTCTCTTTCTGTGTCTGAAGCTATACTGCTTTTATCATTTGTTGAATATAAATCGCTTTCTAGCTTTTTAATAGTGCTATGATCATCTAATACATTAACATCATTCAAATCCTTATTTGCATTTAAAATAGTATTTTTTAAATTAACCTTGCTTTCTTCTCTCAATTTTTCTGCTGTTTCTTGCTTAATCTTCTCTAACTCCTTCTTTTCTTTTGCTTTCTTTTGTTTTTCTAGCGCCTCTTTATCAGTTATTACTTCCTTTTTCTCCTCTACTTCAACATCTGTTTCCAGTGTTTCATCTAAATACATTTGCAATATATGTTCAATCGGTATACTCTCTCTTATTGTATTCAATATACACTCCTTAATCAATAATTCTAGTTCTCTATTGTTTTTTTGAACTTGTAGGGGCTTTATATTCTTTTCAAATAAATATATATTTACATACACTTTTCGCGCAACATTTATATACGTCTTGTGTATAAATTTATGAAGGTCTGGTATATCAATATTTATTTTTTTCTGCTTTAAACCCACGCGAGTAGAGGTTAGCGACTTCAATTGTGTAATATGAACACACGTTATCAAATCCTCTAAATAATTGCATGCGCTCGATGTAATTATACGCTGTTTCTCATTTTCAACAATTTCTGCACTCCATTTTGGAATATTGTTTAAAAAGTTTTGAAATGTCATTAAATATTTTGTTTCTTCGCTGTTTTCTAAACATACATCATAGGCTTCTGTAAATATTGACCTTAAACCCTCAATTATACATGGTGTTAACGTATTTGTTAACCGAGCACACCACTCATTTTTAGATTCGACTATTGTTGAAAGATTAAAATCATCCATTTTTATAATCTAAAATTTTATTTTAAATAATAAATTTTAACTAAAATAATAGTTAAATAGAAATTAGAAATTAGAAATTAGAA